TATTTCTCCGGCTAGTTTTATGTTTGGATCAAACTATATTTTGTTTGAAAATGGATTGTTTGTGCCTCAGTTAGAGGGGGACGGTGGTATAGGTGATGCTACTGCTGGCCCGATCCCAGGAGAGGTAAGGGTTTCCCTTTTCTATGAAAAGTAAAAATGGAAAGCACAACTAACACTACGTTTTGGTCTGCAATATCTATAATTACTGCCGCTCTCGGCGGTATTTTTTTTGTCTTAATTTCTCACGCTGAAAGTCCCAAGCATTCAGAGTCTGCTCATGAGGATGATGTAAGTCGCATAGAGGTTTATGTGGCTACGGTGGGGACTAAGGTTGACCATAACTCCAGGGTGTTAGCAGAGTTGAAGCTTGACCTAAAGGAACTTAGGGTTGAGCAAAATAACGCAAGCCAAAGAATTTTAGAGGCTATCGGAGGTAGAAGAGATGGCCGTTAATACCGTTACTAGTTTTAGCCCGGATGTCGGAGATGTCGTAGAGGAGGCATTTGAGCGTGCTGGCCTCGAAATGGTTTCTGGCTATGACCTGAGAAGTGCTAGGCGAAGTCTAGATTTGATGTGCATAGAGTGGGCTAACAGGGGTATCAATCTGTGGACGGTCGAGGAGCTAAAATACACCCTAAACCCTGACGGAAGTGGCACTCAGACCTTGGTAAAGGGAACAGGTACTTATCAGCTTAGGGACAATACTGTTTCGGTACTTGAGGTTGTTCTGCGTACTGACGACGAAGACACATCCCTTCAGACCGATTATGAGCTAAATAGAATTTCTAGGGAAACCTATATGGGTATTCCCTCTAAGCTAACAGAGGGCAGGCCCACACAGGTTTACATTGATCGTCAGCAGGGCAAGGTTGAAGCAAAGGTCTGGCCGGTGCCTGATGAAAGCAGCAAGTATAAGATTATATACACGCGGGTTCGCAGAATGACTGATTCTGGACCGGGCGGAACTTACAATCCTGATGTTCCCGATAGGTTTTGGCCTGCTCTGGTTGCCGGGCTTGCTTACAACATTGCCTGCAAGCGGCCCGAGGCTGCTTCCAGAATAGAGATGCTGAAGGCTAACTACGAGCAACAGTTTACTTTGGCTGCAGAAGAAGATAGGGAAAAGGCTGCCGTTCGATTTTATCCCGGTGGCTATCAGTACTCATGACAGCGTATGCCACTGGCAGTAAGGCATTTGGCTTTTGCGATAGATGCAGCTTCAGGTACCCGCTGCGCGAACTAAAGCAAGAGGTTGTTAATTTAAACACAACCAACCTTTTGTTTTGCCCAGAGTGTTGGGACCCGGATCAACCGCAGAACCTTATCGGAAGATTAAACGTCGATGATCCGCAGGCGTTAATGAACCCAAGGCCCCCTACGGGGCTTAGCAAGAGCAGAAGCTTGTCCGGATTTGATCCCGTGAGGGGTATGGAAATGGTTTCCTCAGTCGGTCGGGCCCATTTAGTTTAGGAGATTGATATGCCTAAGGTTGGTATGAAAAACTTTAGTTATGACCAAAAGGGTATGGACCAAGCAACCCAGGAAGCCCGTCGCACTGGTCTTCCCATTGAATACGAAGACCGCAATTACGCCCAGTACAATGCAGGTGGTCGCGTTATGTCGGGTCGTCGTCCCTATGCCAGTGCTAACGAAAATGTTAAAAAGCGCATGGCCGAAGAAGTCAAGCCCAGTGGTGTTAAGAAAAAGAAGCTTCCCTCTGGCGATGCCCCGAAAAAGAAGTCACGCAAGACAAAGACGTATGAGTTTTAAATGTGATTTATTAGTGGTTTTTGGCCTACATATACAGGGTTGAATAAAGATGGCATTTACTTACAGCACTCTTAAATCTGCAATTGATGAGTACACGCAGAATGCGGATAACTGGGGCTCAACTTCCCAGATAGATACCATCATTAAGCAAGCTGAAGAGCGCATCAACCTTGCGGTCCAGATTGCTAACTACAATACCAAGACGCATACAGATGCTCACCAGTCTGCAAACATAGTTGCTGGCAACTCTTCTGTAGTTATTGCCGGGACTGGTCCGGGCATTGCATCTAGCAACGTGACCTCGCCCCTGTCTCCTCTTTATTTCAAGATCAGGTCGGGTGACGGAACGGACTCAAACCCTTGGGTCTACTTGCTCTTAAAGGATTACAATTTCCTGCAGGAGTATTCGCCATACGATGCAAGTGCCAACAGGGCTCAGCCAAAATATTACAGCTTCTACAACGATGTTCGGTCAGATGGCAAGGCCACATTCTCTTTTGCTCCCATTGCCGATGGGACTTACGATTTTGAAATACTTTATTATTTCAAGCCGCCTTCGATTGTGACCGATACTTCAGGCACATGGTTAAGCACTCACGGATCTTCCGCTCTTCTCTATGGCTGTTTGGTAGAGGCATATACTTTCATGAAGGGCGAGGCTGACCTCATTCAGCTTTACGACACTAAGTTCAAGGAAGCCCTTCAGATTCTTGTGAATTCCCAAAGGGGCGAATTCAGAAATGCCACCTACAGGGAAGAAGCTTCTAGGGGTGCTGCATAATGGGTATCATTGCCGGAATGACGGATTCCTTTAAAGAGCAACTCCTAAAGAAGGAGCATGATCTAGAGGACGATACTCTCAAGATTGCTCTTTACACAAAGGATGCGAGCATCGGCCCGAATACGACCATTTATACAACGAGTGGAGAAGTCTCTGGTACTAACTATACGGCTGGTGGAAACGTACTTTCCGGCAAAACAATCACCGTATCCGGAGGTACTGTTTATGTTGATTTTAATGACTCGACTTGGTCGAGCGCGACCGTTTCAGATGTTTCCGGAGCCCTTATTTACAATTCAACCGCAGGGCTCAAGTCTATTGCAGTTTTAGACTTTGGCGTCTTGGGGGGCATTTCGGTAAATGCCTCTGATTTTAAAGTCAAGTTTCCGTCCGCTACAGCGGATGACGCGATTATTAGGATTTCGTAATGGCCTCAACTTATAGCAGCAATATTTCTATTGAAATTATCGGATCTGGCGATCAGGCGGGAACCTGGGGCGACACGACTAACGAAAATTGGAAGAGGATTGAGCAATCCGCAAGTACCTATTCCACGGTTAGCCTAAGCGGTTTATCTGGCACTTATGATTGGTTGTTGCAAAATTCAACAAATGCTGGCGATCCGGGTTCTGAGGGAAGATCGGCTTTTGTAGAATTTACAAACGCAAGTGGTGACATGACCATCAACATCAGGGGTAATTCAGCTAGCGACTATCCCAATAGGGTGTTCTTCGCCTACAACAATTCCGGCAATGACCTTACATTTGATTGTAATTCATCAACTGACTTTATATTAAAGAACGGCTTCTCTGCAGTTATATACACAGACCCAGGAACCAAGGTTGGCAATGCATTAAATTCTCTCCAGACCGAAAAAGTTGCTGCTAGTAGCCTTACCTCCGGCAGGGTTGTTATTGCTGGTTCCAATGGCCTTCTTGGCGATGACAGTGATCTTACGTTCTCAGGGGATACTCTCACTGCTACAAAAATCGGGGCATTTACCGCTGCTGGTTCAATTAATTTTGACAACCAAGATATGACAAATGTCGATATCGATAGTGGAGCTATTGATGGTACGGACGTTACCGTTGGTACAGGTAAAACACTTAATGTCAGTGCAGGTACCCTGACTACATCTGCTACTCAGAAGAAAAGCATATTAGAGAATGCTAATTCTAATATCGACATTGGGAGCTATGACTTCAGGGCTGGCACCATAACTCCAGACGGTTTAACCGCAACAAGAGTTGTTTTTGCCGGAACGAATGGCGTTCTTTCTGATGACTCCGATTTTACTTACAACACTTCTACCAACACGCTTGATGTTGAAAATGTAACCGGATTAAAATCACTTACATCGGAGTCAGCAGAAGACCTAGTTGTGACGCTTAAAGCAGATTCTGCTGGTACCGATGTTGTTAAATTCCTTTCAAAAAAAATGGAAGTTGGCGGTACTACGAGAACTACTCTTTACGGTGCTCCGGCAGATCAAAACAATGACAACAGCACTACCTATTATGGCTATGGCTTACATTCCAACAGCGTCGACGTACAAAGATATTTAAATTTTAGTGAAAATATTACAGTTACTGGATACGGGTTTAGGGCTCGAACAAAATCCGCAAGCGCAGCATTAGAAACTAGAGAAACGTATGCTTCTTTCGGCGGGAATGCCGGGGCCGAATCTAATCAATTTCTTGAAATTGCCGAGGCAATAACAGACGCCTCTGCAACATCTATTAAAATTAAACCCATTGATACTAGCGAAGCTTATGATGTAATTACATTTAATCGCCTTTCGCCCGGTCATGCGATAAGGGTAGGCAGTGAGTACATGCTTCTCGTTGCATGCACTCAGCCGGGAGCTTCTAATACTGATTCCGACACTTGGGAAGTTATTAGGGATATTAAAAATCAGAGCGCGGCTT